CCGCCTGAATAGCCACAGCCGTCGCCGCGGTAAACCCACTGGCAGACGTCCGCCAGAATGGTTCGAGCCGGTATAATGGCGTTATCGCAGTCAACAGGTGTGGCCAGGTTGTAGGTCACGGTCTCGAATGTCTCTTCCGCCATCTCCTCGATGACGTAACGAGACACGGCTTCCATAGTCGGATCTGCATCTGCATTACCATTCGGGAAATTCACCGCATCGAGATGCTTTACCAGCACCTGACGGCGCGTCACCACCGCACCCAATGCATCATCGAAGTCGTGGTTGATACCGGTGATGAGACCGGTGATGTTCGCTACCTTCATCGTCGGGCGCGAGTAGGTGCCTTCTGACTTGGTTTCGAATCCCTCAACCGCGATCGGATAGGCTGAATACTGGCGGCCCTGCCAGATGACGTCGCCGTAATAGCCGTTCGTGCCTGCATGAAATCGAATTACATCGCCGCCGAATGACAGCAGGTCCACCTCGAACAGGTCGAGCATCGCGCCAACACCGGAATCAGTGCTTTCGATGATTAGTTCTGCTGGTATGTCTCTCATCGTGGCACCTGCTCAAACGTGGCCGTCAGTTCATGCTGATTGCCGGTCTTCTTCAGCGACCATGACCGGCACACATACAGTCTTTGCACGCCGGTATCCGATGGCGTCCAGTAGAACGCTTCAACAGCCATCCTTGCTTTCAGGAACGCATCGGCCGCTTTAGCTACATTAGGTCGGGAGCATTTAGCATCGTCGAAGCCTGCGAACGTCAGTTGGTACCGCCCCATTAACGGGTTGATACCCTTAACCTGCCGTTGCTCATAACCATCGCCCAGTTTTACTACGGCTACATCAGGCGTACGGTCGCCCGTGAAGCCCTTTTGTGGGCTCCATGTGAAAGTTTCTGGCATGGGTTATTCCTGTTATTTACGGAGCATGCCGCCAGGGCGCTGCTGGTCTCTCATGGCTCGAAGTGATTGCTCATAAGATATTTTTGCGATTTGAGTTACAAGCTCCTGCTGGTCACCGCTGGGTGATTGAATGGTGAAGTGATTTATCTGCTGAATCACCCCACCGCCGGCACCGCCCCCACCGCCAATATCCCGGTTGCTGATTACAGATCCATTGTCGCCGGGGATCATGTACTGGCTGCCATTGCTGGCTTTGAAGATTTCAGGCTTTCCGCCTTCGCCTACCTGATACATGCTGCTGGCATTGACGGGCCCGCCGTGCTCACGAGCGCCAGCGATTGCCAAGCCTTTAGATGCAAGTAGTGAGGTTGAATAGGCCGTAGTGCCTACAGTAGAGGCAGCACCCATGGTTGCTATTGATGCGCTAACAGCCGCAGGCGCCCACATTCCAGCTGCCGCCGTTGCTTGCGCCGCGGTTGCAGCAAGAGCTGCAGTCGCCGCCGCCTGACCTACAATCATGTTTTTTACATATTGAAGGCCCATCTCAACCAGCCCGCTAACTACGCTGTTTAGAATCGTGCTACCTATATTTGCAAATGCTTCGCTTAAGCTTTGGGTTCCATTAAGCAGCCCAGTTATGGCATTTGAAGCTCCTCCCTGCAAAGAGTCGATCGCATCTGCAAGAAGGCTGTTTGAGGCGCTCTGGTTACGATAAATTTCCCACTGAGCAGCGATTCTCTGCTGCTCATAGTGAGCATTAGCATCATTGCGTAATGCCAGCCCCTGCTCCTCCGTCAATGTTCTTTGCTGCTCGAACTGCTGAATAAGGGCTAGTTTTTGAGCGTTCTCATTCGCCAGCGCTTGTACAGGATCAATAGCTCCAGTGGCAGTCTGCTGAGGGGTGACTGCAGACTTTGCGTTGGCCTGAGCTATAAACTCTGAGTACGTCGCCGCAATGTCTGCTCGTCGCTTTTGGCTTTGCTCGAAGCTGATATCTCCGGCGGCAAGCTGCCTTTGAACCTGCGCTAAATCCTGATCTCTTTGCCTCGCTGCATTAGCAAAAGCATCCTGCTCAAGAGCCGCCTTTTTATCTGCAGCCTTCTGCTGAACATCGAATATTTGACCGGCCTGCTGAGCAGCCTGCTGGATTTGGGTTGAGGTTGCACCGGCGCCAAGGTCCTGAATGGCGGCAAGCTGGGCCGCCTCCCTGTTCAGCCCTTTGTACTGAAGCTCTGCAACAGCCACCTGATCTGTCAATTCCTGCAGCGACTTCTGCCGGCGCTTTTCTGCCTGCTCTGCTTGTGTCTCTGCTTTTGCAGTTTCCTTGGTTGCTTTGGTTCGGTTTGACTCTGCCTGCTGCAAGTCATATTGCGCTCCAGCAAGTTCTCCTGCTGCGATTACCTGATTCGGGTTGCCACCTTTATCGCCGGCTTCCATTTGGGCTTTAGTGACCGCCCGAAGGCGCTTATCGGTGATAGCCAGCAACTTGTTTTCATCTGCCAGATCTTTGTTATAGGCATCTGCCTTATCACTGCGAGGGATTTGCAGGCTTGAGGAATTGAATTTCTCTTTAGCATTAGCAGCCAGGTTAACTGACTGTGCAAAGTGGTTCATCATGCCGGCAGCATCGCCCGCAGCCTTTGATTCACGGCTAAGCAAATCAATGCCCGTCTTCAGCCCGGTGGTTAGTTGGGCCTGACCAAGTGTGATTGCGCTCTGAGTCTGACTGAGACGCCGCTGTGCCTTTTCAAGGGTTTCAGCAGCGATGTTCTGCTGGTCCATTGCACCAGACAGCGCCTCTGACGCCTGCCGGCCTCGGGTAGTATTGACACCCCAATTATCAATTTCTTTGCGCAAATCCCTTACGCGATACATTGCGTTATTAAAAGCCTTCTCAGCATCTTCCACGCTGTCGGTCAGTGACGGGATCGTCTCTCTCAGCCGAGCGATGGATGCGCCAACTTCCGTTGCAGACATATCGCGGAATTTACTTACCAGCCCGCTGACGCTGTCAGCCAAATCATTAGCTTCCTGTTTCGCCTGTTGGGCCTTCTGATAAAAATAGAATATCGCTGCGGCGGCAAGCGTGGCGACTCCTGCTGGTCCGCCGACCAAAGCCATCACACCGCGAAGGCCTGCCGAAGCTGCCGATAGTGCGCCCTGAGCGGTTGCAGCGCTGTATGCGCTGGCGGCTAGTGTTAGCTGCTTCTGAGTGGCAAGAACAAGCGCCGCTACATAGCGCGATCCCATCACAGCGGTTACGGCCAGAATTACAGTCGATACTACGTCAAGGTTTTCGCTCAGGGTAATCACTGCATCATTGAAGATAGCCACGCCAGCTTTAACCGTTGCCGAACTTCCGACGAACTGAGTGATATTGTTCCCGGCTGCTTGGAATGCCTGACCTATCGTCTGCGTGGTATTGGCAAACTCGCGACCAATTGCATCGCCTTGACCCAGCAGGCCATTAACCACTACGTCTGTTGTTAACTTTCCTTGGGCCGCCATGGCTCGCATCTGGCCTATGCTGACGCCCATTGAATCAGCCAGGGCAACAATTAGCCGGTTGCCTTGCTCGTTTACTGAGTTAAATTCCTCACCCCGCAGCGCCCCTGAAGCTAAGCCCTGAGACAACTGGATGATGGCATTCTCAGCCTCCTGAGCAGTTGCGCCTGATACAACAAATCCCTGATTTATGATTGTAGTTAGCTTCGCTACATTCTCAGCGCTTGTGCCATATTCACGAGTAGCGCGTTCGAGGCGGGAATATAGGGATGCTGTTGCGTCCAGGCTTGATCGCGTAGATTGGGTTATGTCGAAAACGCGCTGGGTAACTTCTGCGAGGCTTTCACCAGTTCGGATAGAGTTGGCAAGTTTGTTATTCAGCGTCGTCCAGGCGTCGGCATAGTTTGCAACCTGCTGGATAGACAGGGCGGCAGTCAGAGCGCTGGCGACTTTTGATAATGAGGAAAATGACTTTTCAGCGCCAGAAACAGACTTAGACGTGCTATCGAAGCTGCCTTGCAGCTTATCCAGGCGATCATTTACCTGCTTTTGATTCTCCAGCAACTTCGCGACGTTCATTTCTACTTCATAAACGATGTTGCCAACCTGCTGCTCGCTCGCCATTCATCTATCTCCGGGCGTAAAAAAACCCCGCCTGAGCGAGGTTTGGTGATTTTTATTTTATTCAGGTGTGATTATCAAAGATTAGATCTAAGATTTTCTTAGCCTGCTCAAAATATTTGGTATCAAGTTTTTCATCCACTGGCGTTTCATAAGGCCATTTTGTATATCGCGTGGAAACTATGCCTTGCTTACTTACTGACTCGATTATCTTCAATGAATCATCAGAGGAAAAAATGCCATCCTTGCCTGATGATATCGGTTTTTGTTTGCCGATCCTCACGTAAGCAACCGTTCCCGGGAAATGATTACTTCCTACCAGGACGTTGTAGCCTGTTTTATTTTTGATGACGTAGAAACTCTTATGGCTTACGTAACAAGTTACATCATCTGTCATCGCGTCAGTTTTGCAGGCGGTACTCCATGCGCTCTTATCGCTGTAATCCCTGCCAATGGTTCCTGACGCGTCGGAGTGAAAGATGTTGACGTTAACTCCATCTACCTTAAAGGATTCTGTTACCTGCAATACGGGTATTTTAAGGTCATCAGTTTTAGCCCATAGATCACAAATAACCTTACTATCAGCATTCAACCTTTTGTCTTTGAAAGAAGTCTCGCTTATTTCAAGACCATCGCGCCCTGTTGTTGGGTAAGAGCTATCTTCGTATGCATCACAACCTATGGATTTTACCTCAGGAATTCCTTGCAACCATTCAATATCCTTTGGTTTCATTTTTTCACCAGCATGCGATAGTGAAGGCAACAGCAATGTACATAAACACAACGAAAATAATTTATTCATATCCCTATCCCCAAAGCAAAAGATGAGATAAATCCTAGCTGGGATGCATCGCAATGGGAAGCAACAAAACTATCGAGCTTGTGTTATGACTCCTTCGCCAGTCTCTTCGCCTTTTTAGCTAGGTAGTCATCTGCAACCTGATCGTACTCTTCCCGCGTGAATCCCTTCTGGTCAGGGTATTTAGCTGCAAGCATCATTTGGAATTCCGTCATGCTTAACTGCGCTGCCTCATCACGACTGACGCCAAAGTGGTTTCTGGCGGCGTTAATGTAATCGAACGCATTAAACTCTGTCGTCGCCTTACCGCTTTCATGGCGCTGCAGCTGGCGTACTTTCGCTTTGCCGATGATGCCGTGTGTTATCAGGGACTGAGCGATTAGCAGCATCTCAAAATCACCCATCAGGCCCATGCGGCGCTTAAATGGCCTGCCTTTCGCTCTGGCCGGACGGAACTCACCAATAAGAGCAGACAAATCATCCTCACAGCACGCCTGCATCACAGTCATGGCAGCCATAAGCGCTCGCTTTCCGTAATTGCAGCTGCGGATGTGCTCGATTAGCCAGGCCGGAACGTGTCCATATGCGTCAGTTGCTCGCTCTATCAGAGGTGTCAGCTCATCGTGATGCAGATCGGCGAAGGTCTGAACAATCTCCTGCGGCTCCCCGATTCGGCTCATTGCTGCAAATGACGGGCGGAAAAAATATTCATTTTCACCGGCTGTGATGAGGCACTCACCAATCTCTTTATACGGCGTCATGTGGTCTCCATAATCATTATCAATGGGCCGAAGAAGCCAGCCCATTTGGAATGGTTACGAAGCAGTAACCGTTACAGCCGTAGTTCCGGTAAAGTTACCGTCATTCGACTTAAATGTGATCGTCGCGGTGCCAGCGGCAACACCCGTAACCAGTCCGGTGCTGCTGACGGTTGCTTTCGTAGCATCTGAGGTTGTCCATGTGCCGGATTTATCTGTTGCGTCAGCAGGAAGGACAGTCGCCGTTAACTGGCGGGTAGCGCCAACGGCGAGTGAGGTTGTCGCAGGTGCAACAGTTACGCCTGTAGCGGGAACCGCTTCATCCGTATCAACAACCTGAATCGTTGATGCGTCAGCTACTTTAAATTCAGTAGAGAACGTCACAATGTCATTACTGCCGCCGTCTGAACTCAAGGCATTGATCAGCATGTACCCGATGAATGTTACTGCCCCAAACTCCATTCGAATCCAGACTGTAGGCTGGCGAGCGGCTTGGATTTCCGTGTTGAAGTATTTGATCAGCCGGTACACGCCATACTGGTCAAGACGGTCATTACGACGCACCTCACCTTCAAATGAAATGGTCAGGTCGGCATTGGTAACAATGTTTTCGACATAGCCCTTCGTATCGTCCGCATCAGAGCTGACCGAGTTTGGGCTGAGATCGAACGACTTAGTGGTGCCGGCAGCAAGCGCCATCCATTCGGACTCTTGCGGCAAGGTGTCAGCGCAGCCATCAGCAATTTCGAGCACAATCGCTCTGCCGAAAAGCTTCGTGTTGTCGGTCTGGCAGATAGCCATAGGTGTAATTCCTCTTTCTTTAGGCAATAAAAAAACCCGCACTAGGCGGGCTTGTTTGTTAAACCATCGCTATCTGCCATGGTTCTCGTGATATCCGTACTTTATTTCAGCTAATTTCCTGGCTGATACTGCCTCATCTAAGGTTGAGTAATGCCCAAGATTGACCTTTTTGGTTCCGTTGCTAATAAATGCGTAATACTTGCCGTTATCTTTGCGCTTATGGATACCGACGAAACCACTGGTGTTGTTATCGTATTTTTTCGCATTTCTCGTGTTCTCTTCATTGCTGACAACTCGGAGATTATCAATCCTATTGTCAGACCTGTCGCCGTTGATGTGGTCAACAAATCCATCAGGATGAGTCCCATAATGCAATGCCCATACAATGCGATGCACAATGTAGGTTTTACCCATCAACCTAGTGAGAAGATACTTACGATTATTAATGGATCCTGCTTCTTTACCGGCATTGTCGCGATTGAAATTAACGTAAGCCGCTTTCGATTTGAAGTGTCGCTCAGGCCTGTTTTTCCATAGGACAATGCCAGTCTTTGCATCATATAAAAAGCATTCACTCAGGAATTCAATTGGTAATTCTTTGTCTTTATCGATGTGCATTACAACCTCGTCAAAGTTGCTCGTCGTTTGGTTGGTGTGGCAACCCGGCGACGAAACCGGGCTTTCGGGGATCAGCCTAGCCACTGTTTAATTATACAGTCTATTCGCCGTAAGAACAGGCAAATTGCAGGCGCCAGACCATACGCCCCTCTGCCGTGGGGATTGGTGATGGTATGCCACCCATATTGGTGATTTGGCCGACGCAGGTGTCGCTGATAGGGTTTTGCTGCACGTAGTCGATGATGGCCTGCACGTCAGACTCTGACTTAGCGTAATCCCCTGCAGACTTGCCGGTGATCAGGTCAACAAGCACGTAATGGTCGGAGCCGATATCTCTGTCTACCGGAGTGCCGCCATTCGGCCGGAACACGATGAACCGCTGCTTCAGGTCACCCGTATCAGTCCAGATTAGTGACTGAACCGTGTATCCGGAAGTCAGGCCAGCACCGATAAGAAGATTTTTAACGCGCTGATGCATCGGAGGATTCACAAGCTCATCTCCTTTTTAATGGTGCGGTCGATGAGGTCGCGAGTATCCTCGAAGCCTTTGGTCAAAAACTCCTTCTGGGCTGTCGCCCGGCGGAAGGTCTGCGGCACATTCGGGTCGTGAACATAAACCGCATAGTTTGCTGAGTAGCCAACCCGCCCGGTTACCCTCGTGCCTTTGATGTCGAGCTCTCGATACTGGCTGTTGATGAGCGTGGATGTGTCTATAGGCGTATACAGCGCCGCCTGTGAAGAACCGATGATTAACGCGCTTTGAATAGCTCTGACAGCCTTCCTGCCCTGAATGTCGCCAATCAGTGCGTTGAGGTTCTGCTGGCCTGGCGGATGCCTTTAACTTTCACACCCATAGTTTTCTCCAGACGTAAAAAAGGCCGCCTAAGCGACCTTAATTTGCAGATTATCCTCTGCCGTGATTTTCATGGTAACCATATTCGATTTCAGCCAACCTTCTGGCTGCAATGGCATCATTAATGTCGTCAAAAACACCCAGGCTGACATACTTCCCATCAACGCCGATTCTGGCTCGCCATTTACCATCAGCTTTCACCCAATAAACGCCCATCTTTCCGCTTTTATTAAGTGACCCAGACTTTTTGTTTCTAGCATTCGTTAACGCAGTGGCTT